TGCAAAATTGTTGGTTGAGGCTCTTAACGCTCCAGCGACTACTGCTGCCCCGTTGTCATCAATTAAACGTTCAACTTTTATGCCTTGCTTGATGTAAGCACTGAGTTGACCCATCGATGTCCAGTCTTTACCAGCCAGAACACGAAGGCCCAGCAAAGACAAATCATTATATTCAGCTGCTTTGTCAGGTTTAATTTGCTCGTTAACGAAAGCAATTTCATGCTCCGGACCTTCTTGATGGCTGGTCTGCTCAGCCTGATACTTGGGGTAGTCAGCAACTGCATCAAGAATGTTTAGCGGTTCCTTGCCAGGCTGTATTCGCTTTACTTCTGATGTTTCCTGGATATACAAAGTCACACCAGTAACAGTGCTGTCACTGTTGGTGAAACTGGCCGACACAGCTTCGCCAACTTTATATCCGGACCCACCATTTACTACCTCCCACTGCCATTGGCCTACAGCAAAACTAGAAGCACTAATTTCAAGCCCCGTACCAGAGCCCCCGACTGCGTTGTAATTAGCTGGAAGAACGTCAAAATCTGGAAGCGTTTCTGTTCTTTCGTACTTTTCAATGTAATAAAGCTTTCTGTCAATCAGATCACCGACATATTCTCCTTTTTCAATTTTGCCAAAATAACCAATAACAGGAGCTACATAACGAATTCGATAAATTCGATATACAGTTGTGTTCAAGTTAATGTCAAAATAAACAGCAGTTCCGGCTCGATAGCTAATTGGATTGGAAGGACTAACGAATTGATTGATTTCAGCAGATACGTCCACTCCGTTCCAAACAGCTACATACTGCTCTTGAGCTGTGCCTGGGTTTTTGATAAACACATAAAACAGGTTTCCGATGTACAACTCGCCATTTAAATTACGGTTGTCTTCGACAACTCGTTCTTCGGTTGCAGGAGTAATAACGGCTCGCTCTGCCTGAGAAACGCTTTCAGGTGCTCTATACAGCTTTGTCGTGTCTACATCGTTGGGCTGCTCTAGTTGGTTAGTAACGTCAACACCTTCCCAGATGGCAAGGCTTACGCGACTGCCGTCAAACTGAACGTAGTTGTGATTAGCAGTTGAAGGATCGGTACGGTTAAACCTGATCTCTTCTCGCACCCACTCTTGTTTACCCTCAACGGTCTTACCGCTAAACGCGCCAATCCTGTAGATATCCCCCAACTCAACAAAATCGCCAGCCCAACGTACATAAGCCAGCCGGTTATCGTTGGGATCTGGAACGTTGATTAGAACGCCATAATCTAGTTTTCTGGCATCCTCGTCATATTCCAGTCTTGTCGCAAGCAGGTCAAAACTGACCTCCATGGGAACAGGACCATTTGCCGTTGCCGTAAATTTTTCAACGATACCGCTAGTAATTATTTCTACATCATCGGTCCCAGTAAATTTAAATTCCCCATTTGAAACCTTGTCTACAGTCAGCCTTTCTTCTTTGCCTGTATAAGAAATTTGAAAATCGCCGAGGGACGTTTGGCTGCTGTGTACTGTCCGAAGCTCACCTCTGCCAAGCAACTGCACAGGGTTTGAAGTGCCTTGTGTGTCCCCAATAAACCTGTCAACTACGTCTGAGCCCGGAACAGGCATAATCCTGAACTCGTACTGCATCCGCTTTGGATGACTTATTCGCAGTGTGTTGTACTGAGGCTGAGGGCTATTGCCTTTAACAGCAAACACCTGCTCGCTGGAAATATCGTGAAATTCACCGTCATTTGCAGCGTTTATTTGCCGACACTCAACCTTGAAAAAGCTATAGCGCGTCTGAAAAGTTGTTACCCGTCCCAATGAAAATGGCTGGTCATCATCTTCAAATTCCGCAAGAACTGCATCGTTTGGCTGAGACGGAACATTGGCAAAACTGTTTATTTTCTTGAAAACAACGCTTTTAATCCCTATTTCAGTTTGATCACAGGCTCTGTTATTGGTAATTGTCGCAATGCTTACTTTCTGGATGTGGTGGCCATACGAAGGATTGCCTCTTGCGTTATTTCCAAAAAATTCAGTATATGCGTCTTTAAATTCTTTCTGGCTAGCTCCGTAGTTGCCGTTTATCAAAGTAGCCTTGCCTGGCTCCTTGCACTGGAATTGGTAAGTGTTGCCTAATGTAGTCCCTGGTTCTAGAGGCACATTCTGGCTAATGTTTACGCACTGAACCAGTGCCGTTCCAAATAAATACAAATCTCCTACGTTGATATTTGTATCTGCATCAACCATGCGCTGGTCAATAGCCGTGTTGATGTCAGACGTGCCATGTGGAGCAAACTCTTCCGCGCCTTCTCTGTCATGAGCGTTCCTGTAAATAACACTTTGGTTTTTTGCCATCTCTATGCTAATTACAGCATTTGACGCATCTAGCACACTGATTTGGCTAATAACAGAGCCGTCTGTGTCTAGAAAAGCTTCTGCGTACTGACGCGCTGCATAAGCAATGTTGAGCTTTAGTTCTTTAATACCAGCGTTTCCTTCCGCAAGGACAGGTCGTCTGTTTAAAAAATCGTCAATCAACTCCTGCAGAGGTTTTTCGCGATTAAAAATTTGAACCAATTCATAGTCCAGGTAAAACGCTGCTCCATTTGAAATTGGAGTGTGGCAACCGAATGAACGCTGTGAATTAGGTGTTCTAGTTCCGCAAATCAGCTCCTCGTAGTCGCCAGTTCCCCGGTAAAACGCCTTGAAAACGTCCGTGCCTTTATGAACATTGCCAATAAATTCATCTGCATCTAACGAACCAGCGCTTGCAATGCTGTGAGTTGTCTCGATGATCCGACCTTTAGTCTCAAAGTTGTCTCGAAAATAAGCTGCGTACCTAGAATCTTGATAGTTACGCAGCAGCTGGTCGCCAACTGCAAGACCTCGGGCGTCAGGTGTTGCACCAAGCTCAGCTAAGCCAAGCGTCGTCAACATCTTCAGCTCTTGGTGTGAAGCCTTACTTAGCAGCTGAGACCAAATCAACAGCCCTTTGGCACGGACACCGCCAACAACCGTTTGAGAGACATCAGGATCTTCTGGATTAGTCGTAGGGTCGATGTCATAAGGCAACGTGCTTCGCTTCGCGAAAATCAACGGAAGAATGCTGCCAAGCGTTGCTAAGTCCTGCAGGCTGTCAAAACCAAACAGCTCAGCAAACTTTGTTTGACCACGAATGTCTGACGTGCGAATCGCGCCAGGGCCTTCTTCAAACCCTGGCGGTTTTGGTGCTAGCAGCATTGAAGCTGCTGTAAATATCAAGCTGATTGCAATGTTTACAAGAACTTCTGCCAGTTTTACCTCTGCACCGCACCTGATGTCAGGAACTAATCCATATTCTTCGCCACGCTCTTTAGCCTTACAGTCCGCTAAACGGCAAAATTCCCAATACTCCTCAACTGTTAGCCCTAAAGCATCAATAATCTGCTGCTCTACTGGCAGTAAAGAACGACGGGAGTAAGAGCGCTGCAGGGGATCCATGTCACCCGATGGTTTCTGAATTGCAGCCATCCGCCTTCATAGAAAGAAGCCAACCCATAACTGCCATCAAGGCAATGGATTAACCCGAGTGTGCCCACTTTAGCGGCATCCGTCTTGACGCCCCATAGCTCTAACTGCTCTGGAAACACCGAATAATCCTTACGGCGCAAACGCCGATACCACGAACGCTGTGGCGTAGGCATATCGATGCCGTGCCAAGACTGAACAGCTGTAGCCAAGCTCAAGCAATCAGCAGCACCATGCTTTTCAGGCACCGCTCCAAGCCTGTAGGGCAACCCAATCAGGCGGTAAGGTTCCGTCAAGCGTTATTGATGCGAGAGCTGACTGGCAGTGCTCCAACAACTTCAGACCGCAGCACTTGGTTTGGGACGCTTGCAGTAACAGCGTCGATTGCTGTGCTCAGACGAAGCTGCACGCCGTCAACGCTGTAGTTCATGCCAGAAATGATCCAGCATTCACTTGTCAACAAACGATTCTGAACAAAGGTATCGGGAGCCATCAAAACAGTCATGACTTCAATGCCATGAAAGTTCTCAACTGCCTCATGAGCATTGGCCAGGGTTAGCGCCGTAGCCTCAAACGTCAAAGTGCTTTCAATGTTGTCGCCCGTAATGCTCTTGGTTGCTCCGTTGTAGACAAACGGCAAATATGGGTACGACAGCGAAGCAGTGCTGCCATCAAAACAGCTTGCCTCGTCAGGAACATAAGTTACCTCTGAAGAGGTGTTGCTGTTTTGGAACCTATGGGTTTCGGTGTTGTTGCTGTCAAAAACTCTGATGAACGTGGTGATTGCTTCGACTGTCATACGCCGACCCTGCTACGAACACTGCGCTTGTTCACGAGATCACTGTAAACACCCTGGCGTCCCAGTTCTGCACCACGCTTGGCAGCTTGATTCATGCCACGCTCAAACTCTGCAGCAGTCACATAATCAACGTTGTTGATGCGCTCGACGTTGTATCGCACATCCAGCTCTGCGCTACCGCCACCCATTCCACCAGCAACAGGCATGCCATCGGCGTCAGTCATCTGGCTTGGTGCAACACCGTTCCGTGAGTAACGAGACATCGCGGCATTCATCCGTGATGCACCAGTGTTCTCAACACCAAGCCTTCCATCAGGGCCACGACGCAGAGGGAGAATCGCCTCTGGCCCAGCCTCGCCCATCAGCCCGGCACCATTCGCTATTGGGAACAGCGTGGGCTTGTTGACGATGCCGCCCATCGCATAAGGCACGATCTTGTTCTTGGCGAAAACATTGCCCTTGGCATTGCTCAAAACGCTGTCAAGAATATTGTTGGGAACGCCAGCAAAAGAGTCGCCGCCCCCACCGCCACCGCCTCCGCCTGAGAGTCCAAGGAAACTGCCGACGCCTGGAATCAAGCTCAAGCCTTTGAACAGTGCCTTTTTCGCAAAGATACGAGCCAAGTCACTGATGACAGAGTTGGCAAAATCACGGAAGTTGGCCTTGCCGGTGGCAACAAAGTTAGCAAAAGCATCGCCAAACTCTTGAACGGCCTGCACACCACGCTCAGCAAGTGCTTGTTCGATATTGAGTGCCTCCTCAAATATCTTTTTAAGCCCTTCCTTGAAGGTCTCCATAGGACTTTCTGCCTGATTCATTACAGCAACAGCTGCTTCAATTTTTTCTTTCAGTTCGTCATAGTTGTAGATACCCTGCTCCACCAGGATATTGAACTTCAACATCAACTCGTTGACCTTGATTTGATTTAATTCAGCCTGAAGCTGCTCATCGTTGAGGATGCCTTGCTCGCCTTTGGCTTTGGCCAATAGCTCATTCAATTCAAGCTTTGACTTAGCGACATTGTTCGCAGTTCTAAGCTCTTCTTGCTGAAGCCTGTTCAGCTGATTGGCTTCTTTTCGAGCAATCCTTGCAAGCTCAACAGATTTCTTGTTAGGAGGCAGTTTCTCAGCAGCAACCCTGGCAAGTTCTGCTTCCTTTGCAATAGCCTCCTTCGTAAGCTCAATTCCGCGAGTGCGATTTTGAATTGACTTAATTTGCGCAGCGGCCTCAGCTTTTGTGATGTCCTTAATAGTATCTACAGCGCCAGATCCGTCTGGTTTAATCTGACCGTAGTCAAAACGCGTGAAATTATAAGATTGCAGCGCGGCCCCTTGAGTGGGATCAGTGTCAGTAATTTGAGTTCTTTTTTTCCTGAGAGCCTCGACTTGACGGTCAAGCCTCTCAAACGCCAGCTGCTCTGCCTCAAATCCACTTATCAGTTCAAAATCATCACTGGCACCAGCTTTTTTCTTTGCGGCGACAAGTTTTTCGATGGCCTTATCTCGTTGTTTTTCTAGCTTCCTCAACTCCTCATTTACCTGAATGACACTGCCCTCTTTAAGCAGATCGTTGAATCTTTTCTGCTCCTTAGACGCTGTAAAAATAACTCCAGCAAGGGCTCCGGCTCCCAACGCTAAAGCTGTAAATGGATTCGCTAAGCCAGCTGCTACAAGCTTGCCCTTTAATATTTCAACAGCAGCTGATATGCCTCCAATATTTGCAATTATTGCGGCAAGCTTAACTGGCGCAAAAACAGCAAAAGCAGCCGCAGCGGCTACAAGCAGAGTGTCTAGGTTTTTAGCAAGTGTCAGAAAACCTCTAGCAATCTTTGGAACAATATCAACCAGTGTCGGAGTTATATTGGTGATAAAATCAGCAAAAGCTGCCTGGAATTGTGCTCCAATTGGAACGAGAGCTTTTCCTACATCTGCCTGCATGTTCTCAACAACAACAGTCAGCCTTGCTCCGGCCTCTGCATTTGAATCTGCGATCTGCTCTGCCGTTCCGCCATAAGTGTCTCCTAGTTCACGGATAAAATTCATCAATTTATTAAGACCAACTGTGCCTGCCTTTAGGTTTTTTTGAAGCTCAGGCAGGGTCATGTCATTGGCTTCCGCAAATTTAGTGACGGCGCCTGGAAGCCGTTCACCAAGCTGACCAGAAAGTTCCTCAGCACTTACCTTCCCTTTACTGAAGACCTGCACCATTGCAGTGATTGCGCCTCTTACATCTTCAGTGCTGCCACCAGTCGCCTTAATAGCAGCAGTGACGTTTTTAAACGTTGTCTCGGCATCCTCGACCGGCCCACCAGCACCTTTCACTGCAGCGGTAAGTCTTGTTACGCCTCTGATCGCGTCTCTTTGGGGAACGTTGAATCTCTCAGTAGCGTCTTGCGCTGCCTGAATGGCTGAGTTGTAGTCAGCCTGCGATCCTGCAACACCTTTCAATGCAATTTGCAGTTTTTCAATATCAGCTGCGTAGTTGGCTGCACTAGCCGTTAAATCTCTAAGACCTTTTAGCTGAGCACCAATCGCTGCACCAGCAAATGCTCCTTCAACACCGCCAAGCGCAGCGCCGCCAAGTGCGCCAATAGCGCCTTCTGGCCCGCCAAAAATGCCACCTGAAACAACAGCTCCGGCAATTTGAGTCGCTTGACGAGCGCCCACATTGGGAGACTTTTTAGAAGTCTTGCCCAACTGCGCATCGAGTTTTTTTATGTCCTCAGTTAATTGCTTAAAGTTCTTTCCACCGATTCGAGCCTCATCTCGCAAAGCTGCGAGCGCATTGCGTTGAGCAGTAATATTTGAAACACTATTGATGCTTGACCTTCCTTGCGCGAGTATTTCATCACGCAGGCCCTTGATTCTCGGCGTTGCGCCTGAAGCGCCAAGTTCTAGCCTCTTGAGGCTGCCTTTGAGTTTTTCAATTACTGCTTGACTGCCAGCGTCCTTGAACTTGAGCTGGATGGAAAGCGTTTCAATTGGCTTTGCCATCAGAGCGTTTCCTCAGTTCGGTAAGGGCCGATGCCTCCATGATCTGAAGGCGTTCGAGCACGTCGCGGCGATCTTCCACATTGTAGAGGTCACACAAGCCTCCGGAACCCAGCAACACCTCGTATTTCAGCCCTATATATCCACTCATAGATACCTGCCATTGCGTCTGCATGCGCAGGAACATCATCACTGCTTCCCAGTTCTCGTCCCAAACCTCAAAGTCCTCAGACTCTTCCTGCTTGGGCTCTGCCAGTTTTATGCCAAAAGCTGCTGCATCATCCTGGGTTTTGTCCTCAACGATCTTGCCGCCAGACGCCCAATGAACAGCAGCCTCCCTTAGTTTCCCGCCTCACCCTCTGCATAGGTGTTGGTGTAAGCCGAGAGCACAGCCTTCAGCCAATCCACGTCATCAGCAAATAACTCAAGCTCTTTGGAAGAAAAAGGCACAGCATTGCCATCCTCATCCTCGATACCTTCCCATCCAACAAGGACTTTTTTGAGCAACGGCAATCCAGAGTCATCACCCATCTGCTCAATCTCTGAAAGCTTTACCCGCTTGAACAGAGCAACAAACTCAAAAGTGTCAAACTCAC